TTAATTTCTTTTATAATAATCATAAGCAAATTCTACCATATTTGGCTCTACTTGCAATTCAATTGCAATATCATATAAGTTTGTTATTCCACGTTTAAAACAGTCTAAAATCGATTGTCGTGATATACAAGCAAGACATTTCCACTTCTTTGCTCTATACTCTTGCTTGTCTATAAATGTTTGGTCAGAATTAAGAGTATAATATGCATCATAATAGTAGTGGCCTAATTCTTCAGCAAGTAAGCATTTTCTTTCTGTTTCTGAATGTATTTTTTTATTGTTTAGCAGAATAGAAGTGCCATCGTATTTAATTATCTTTGCTTTTTGTTTCATTATATTATCGTGAAATATATCTATCTTTTCACGTTCAGCAAGTTCTTCAAAGTTTGATAAATTCATTTTATTCTCCTACAAATTCTTCTAGTATGCTGTTACGTAAATTGTGATTTATGTGGTTTAGTTCAGTATATATTTGAATATCTTCCTTAGATGCAGGCATACCAGAAAAACAATAATATAACATAATATAAACTATACCTATGCTAAGACTATTATAATCAATTTCGACTCCGCAGACATCAGGCTGTAGTGGAATACGTGTCCATCTCAATTTTGCATGAGGATTATTACAAGTATTTATTAATTCAGCTGCTTTCTTAAAATATTGATTGTTTGCATTTTTAAAAATTTCTTCACATTCTTCATCAGAAGGAGTAGCTTTCTCTCTTAATAAGGAATCCATTTTACCTCTAAAATATTCAGAATTATCAGATATCCAATTTAAACAAGTATTTTTTAATCTTTTTCTTAAAAATAGCATCTTTTATTTCTTTCCTTTCATCTTTTTAATAAAATCTATTTGTCTTTGTAATTCTTTTAATTCTTCTTCTCCAAGTCCTTCTGTATTAAGCCCACCATTATTAGCGAATTGTATATTCTTTAGTTCTTCTGGATTGCGTATGTCAGATATTCCTAATAAATAATCTGTAGAAACGTTAAAAAAATCTGCTAGTTTTTTTACTGTATCTGTTCCCATATCTCTCTTGCCACTTTCGTAAAAACTATATGCAGCAATACTTACATTTAGTATTTTTGCTAAATCACTTTGAAAAAGATTCTTTTCCTCTCTTAAAATTTTTAATCGGTTCATTATATAACACCCTTTCAGATTTACATAATATAAATATTATATAACATTTTGTTAAAATTGTAAAGTTATTATAACATTTTGTTGATTACTCTTGCAATACTTTTAACAAATTGTATAACTTTTTTTAAAAAAACTATTGACATTTAACAAAATGTAAATTATAATGTGCTCATAGATGATTTAACAAAATGTAAAAAGAGGTGATGAAATGAAAAATAATATGAGGCAACTTAGAGAAAAAACAAATTTAACTCAAGAGCAAGTTGCAAAACTGACAGATACCACAGTAACATACATTTCATTATTAGAAAATGGAAAAAGGAATGCTAGTGATGAGATGAAAAAGAAATTAGCAAAATTGTACAATTGCGAAGTGCCAGATATTTTTTTAGCCTTACAATTAACAAAAAGTAAAATAAAGAAAGGAGAGTGAGAAAGATGCCATGGGTGAAAGGTAGTGAACAGCCAAAGAAAAAGTATGTAAGCATGAAACACTTTGCAGAATATTTTGATTTTCCAACATCATCAGCATATAAGCTAATAAAAGAACCCAAGTATTCTGAGATGGTAAAAAGAACTGATATAGGTATAAAGATAGATTTAAACCTAGCAGAAAAATTAATAATAGGAGGATAAAGTTATGAAAAAATACAGATTAAACAAGGACAAGTTATTTAGAAATTTTATAGTATTAAGTAATGTAATCACAATAGGAATAGTGATACATAAAATAGCAACTTGTGGAATTAGCTTTATAAGTACAATAGGCTATTTTGGATAGAAAGGAGGGACAAGCAATGGATATATTCGAAGAAATAATGGCTCTAATAGAGCAAAAAGGAAACATACCATTTATGATGAAAGACATAAAGAAGTGGGAAGCAGAGAGCTCAAGAAATGAAGCTTTATTAAAAATATATAAACTTGCAAGTATTGTAAGAGAATTGGAGGATTAATGATGTTTATAAGAAAATCAGAATACGAAAAAATGCAAAAAGAAATAAAAGAACTACGTAAAGAAAAAACTTTATTAACTGGAAGTATAAATCAATGGCAAGAAGAAAATAAAAGAATGAGAAATGATCTAGATTACGAACATCTAGAAAATCAAAGAAACCACAAAGTTTTATTGGCTATAAAGAAGATGTACAACACGAATTATGGAACAATTACTGCATTAATACAATTTAGAAAAGACGTAAAAAAAGAACTAGACAATGCTACCAACATTGACTAATTCAACAATACTATATAAATACATTTGTGATTATATTCTATCACAAAACAATTTAAAATTCAAGGAGTAAATTTATGAAAAATATAAAAGTTAGTTATCAATATACAAGAGACTATAGAAATCCAATTAATTATCAAATACAAACAGATGAAGTTACAACTACATTAAGCTATAATGACGCAATGGAAATAGCATACGCAGTAATAGATAGCTTAGGTGGAAGTTATGACTATTTAGATGAATTAGTAGAAAAGTTTGATGATGAAGAGAATTATAAGATGGAGGCGATTTAAATGGAAGAATTTAATTTATATCAGATAACAAATGCATTTCCACAATTAATGGCTAATGATGAAATATCAGAGGAAGACAAAGCAAAAATAAAAGAAGAATTAACATTGTTATTGCAACAAAAAAGCCAAAATACGATTGGATATGCAAAGAACATAGAATTAACTATTGAAGCTATGAAAAACGAAGAAAAACGAATTTCAGAGCAAAGAAAGGCATTAGAAAATAGATTAGTAAATTTCAAAGAGTATGTAAAAGAATGTATGGAGAAAAATGGCTTTACAAAAATAGAAACAACTTTGGGAACTTTATCTATTGCAAAAAATCCAATATCGGTGGAGATAGTAAATGAAGAGGAAGTACCAAATGAATATAAAAAAGAAGTAGTTACAACAAAAATAGATAAAAAGGCAATAGCAGATAATTTTAAAGCTACAGGAGAGATAATTGCAGGAGTAAAAATGAACACACAAAATACAAGTCTTAGAGTGAAATAGGAGGAATTTATGAAATATTTGAATGAAGATGAGAAAAGAACAGTAAATATGTGTCTAGCCAATATATCAGATTGCATAAAGGCAATCCAATTAGAGACAATGGGAAACATGGCATATAAAGGTTATTTGTCAGAAAAAATAACAAGAGCATTACACGATATGCAAGTTATGGACAATATTTGCAAGGAGGAATAATGATGGATTATTTAGATAGAACTGATAACAAGGAGGACTATTATAGTGGAAAATGAGATAAGAACTTTAAAGGCTGAAGAAATAACAACTAGAGTACAAAGTGTTATTCAATATAAATATCAAGGAAAAGATAAAGTTGGAGTTATGCTTTTATTATATAAAGATGCTAGGGTAGATATGAATATTTTAGATGAAGTATATGGAAGAAATAATTGGCAAAGAACTCATGAAGTTATAAATGGAAACTTATTTTGTAACATTGATATTTGGGATAACGAAAAGAAATGTTGGGTAAGAAAGCAAGATGTTGGAACAGAAAGCAATACAGAAAAAGAAAAAGGACAAGCTAGTGATAGTTTTAAAAGAGCAGGAACAAATGTAGGAATAGGTAGAGAGTTATATACAGCTCCTACAATATTTATAGAACTTACCCCAGAAGAATATGATCTAGATGATAAAACGAAAAAAGCAAAAGTAAAAGCAAAAACAAAATTTAAAGTAAAACTTATTGAATATAACCAAAACAGAGAAATATCTAAACTTCAAATAGCAGATACAAAAAATATAGTTAGATATAGTCATGGAGTGAAAGAATGATAGGTACAAGTAATAAAATTATAACTTACTTATTAGAACAAGCAAAAGACAAACAATTTGAATTAAAAGAATACAAAGCAAAAAGAAGTCTTAATGCAAATAATTACTATTGGCAATTAGTAACAGAATTAGGTAATGCGTTAAAGATGGATAAAGAAGATTTACACTTTTTATTATTACAGAAATATGGACAAAGTGAAATGATAAGTGTAGTAGCTGAAATAGATATGTCAGATTATTTAAAGTATTACACAGAAGCAGGAGAATCGGTTTTAAACGGAAAAACTTTTAAACATTACAAAGTATATAAAGGAAGTTCAGAAATGGATAAAAAAGAAATGTCAATATTAATAAATGGACTTGTAGAAGAATGTCATATACAAGGAATAGAAACAAAAACTCCTGCAGAAATCAATTCACTTCTTGAGAGGTGGGATAATAAATGAAAAGATATAGCATTATAACTGATGATTTAGAACATTGTATAGAATGTGGCAGAACCAATATCAATAAGCATGAAGTATTTTTTGGAACAGCTAATAGAAAATTAAGCATAGAAGATGGACTAGTTATTCCACTATGTCAATACTATCATCATAACCAATTTAATTGTACAGGAATACATTTTGACAATGAATTAAATAGAAAATGGAAAAAGATTGCGGAAGAAAAATGGATAGAACATTATGGAAAAACAAAAGATGAATTTAGAGAACGATATGGAATCAATTATTTGTAGATTACACGAAAGGAGAAAGCAAGATGGCAGAAAGAAAAACAATATCAAAAAAATTAAGATTTGAAGTGTTTAAAAGAGATAATTTTACTTGTCAATATTGTGGAAGAATGGCACCTGATGTAATACTTGAAATAGATCATATTAATCCTGTGAAGAACAAAGGAACAAATGATATTTTAAATTTAGTTACATCTTGCAGAGATTGCAATAGAGGAAAAGGAGCAAAAAAATTAAGCGAAAATGACATATTAAAAAAACAACAAGAACAATTAAAAGAAATAAACGAAAAAAGAGAGCAATTAGAATTATTAGTAAAATGGAAAGAAGAATTATCTAAATTCAATGATGAACAAGTAAATAAAATTGAAAGCTTACTTGATGAAGCAACAAATAATGTTTTTTCAGATACAGGAAGAAATAATTGCAAGGATTGGATAAAAAAGTTTGGTTTTGAAGAAGTATATGAGTCAACTCAAATTTCAATAAAGCAATATTATAATGGAGAGAAAGAATCTGTAACAAAAGTTTTTGATATGATTCCTAGAATATGCTATACAAGAAAACAAGATTTAATAGATCCTTTTGCAATAAAGAGAAAATATATTGAAGGAACTTTAAGAAACAGAGTAGGAATTTACAACAAAGGAAGGGTAGTAAGAGCATTGAGAGATTTGATAACTACAGATGAAGATTATCAAATTGTATATGAAATAGCTTGCTATTGCAGAAATTGGTCGGATTTTTGGAATGAACTTAATGATTACTATGATGGTGATTATTAATGGCAAGAGCAAGGAATATAAAACCAGCATTTTTTTTAAATGATGAATTAGCAGAACTTCCACCACTAACTAGATTATTATTTATAGGATTATGGTGTATAGCAGATAGAGATGGATATTTAGAAGATAAGCCAAATAAAATAAAAGCTGAAATATTACCATATGATAATTGTAATGTAGATAATATGTTAGATGAATTAAATGGTGAATTTATAACAAGATATTCTTTTGAAGGGAAAAGATTTATTTTTATAAAGAATTTTTCAAAACATCAAAATCCACATATGAAAGAAAAGGCAAGTGAAATACCTAGAATTGAACAGATTAAAGATGGTACTGTATTGGCACCAGATTTGCACAATACTAATCGTGCTGATTCCCTTAAACTGATTCCTGATTCCTTAAACCCTCAACAACTGATTCCTGAAAATCAACAACTTGACAGTTGTATTGACGAAGTTATTGATTTTTACAATGAAAATATAGGAATGATTACGGCTTATGGAAAAGAAATATTTGAAGATTATCTTAAAGAAATGCCAAAAGAATTATTGATTTATGCTATGCAATTAGCTGTAGAAGCTAATGCAAGGAATATAAAATATATCAAGGCTATTTTAAATAACTGGGTTAATGCAGGTGTAAAAACATTGATAGAAGCACAAGAAGAAAGCCGTGCATTTAAAAATAAAAATAATCCTAAAGAAGAAACAGAAGAAGAAAAAAATGCTAGAAAAGTAAGAGAATTGGAGGCTTTGATAAATGGAAATAAATGAGTTTATAGAAGCTACAAGCCGAGTAGAACAGTACTTTGAAAAAGAATATAGCAATGAACAAAGGCAAATTATGTATGAAGAATTAAAAAAGATGCCTTTAGAAAAGTACAGAAAAACACTTGCTAATTGTATAAGAACTTGTAAGTTTATGCCAAAGTTAGCAGATATATTAAAAGCCTCTACTGATATAGACAATGTGAATTATGAAAGAAATAGAGTATATACACCTTGCAAGATATGTGGAAGTAAAGGCTTTGTAAGATATTATAAAGTATTACAAGAAAACGGATATGAATACGATTATGCTTGTAGATGTACGTGTGAAAATGGAGAATATTATAGCAAGTCAATACCAACATTTGAGGAACTAGGAATAAAGCCCGAAGAAAGACTTGTAATGAATTTTGAATAGGAGAGTGAGTACAAATGAATCAAAAACAAAAAGTTTTAAAATACATAAATGATTATGGCTCTATAACAAGTTGGCAAGCTTATAAAGATTTAGGAATAATGCAACTAGGTGCAAGAATCGACGGATTACAGAAAGATGGCTACTCATTTAAGAAAGAATGGGAGCAGAAGAAGAATAGATATGGAGAGCCTGTAAGATTTATAAAATATAGCTTTGCGGAGGTAGTAAATGACTAATTATTTTAAAATATATTTAACAAGTACAAAAGGCAGACAATGTGTAGTAGCCAAAAATAAAATTGGAGTAATAAATGTATTAAATAATGCAATAAAAGAACATTATCTAAGTTATATAATAATTAAGTGTATAGAAGGAAATACAGATATACCAATAGCAAGAGGAAACTTATACAAAGAATGCAAAGTAACCTATGTAGACGGACTAGATACAGATTGGCGAATAGTAGGAGCAAATGTTGTTAATTGGGATAAATATAAAAAAGCAAAGGAAGGAGAAGAAAGATGAAATATTTAATGGTTAATGTTGGTTGTCATGATGATACTGAAACAGAGTTAGAATTATCCGACAAAGAATTAGAATTTTTACTAAAAATAGTAAAAGAAAATAATAAAAATGGTGGAGGATGTAAACCAGTAATTGAATTATACAAAGAATATGAGAAAAAGGAAAATACTTATGGATATTACTATGATTATTTAGAAAAAGAACCATTGAAAATAAAGGAGTAGCTTATGAAAAGTAAAGATGACATTTTATATGATATAGATATGCAACTTTATGATGAATTTAACGATAAGTTTTGTGAAATGAACGATAATTTAGGAATAGTTTATTCTTATAAAGATTTAGATGATTTGGAAAAAGCTGAAAAAGAAACAGAAATAAAATTATTAAGAAAAGCAATAAAAGACCAACAACAACAGATAGAATACTTAAATTGTATTGTTGAAAGCGATAAAGACAATTATATAAATAAAGACGATATTAAAGAAAAAATAAAAGTATTAGAAGTTTTACAAAAAGAATTTCCAAATAATGAAGAAATTAGAATTAGAATTATTTCATATAAAGAACTTTTGAATTAGTAGGAGGAATTAAATGAAATATCAAAAACTAATAGGAGTATGTAAAGACTGCCTAGGTTGTCAAAGATTAGAAAATCCTAATTTTATAGGAGTTTATAAATGTAAATGGAATGAAAAAGTTGAGTGGAAACAGGAAAAAATTAAAATGTAATATGTGATATTACAGAAAGAGGAATATAATGCATGATTATGATAATTACAGATATTATGCCAATGGAAAAATATATAAATTAACTGAAACAGAAAATGAATTATTATATTTATTTATAAAAAATAAAAACCATATTGTTACTAGAGATATGATTTGTCAGAGATTATATTTAGAAAATTTTAAAGAATATCAAAATGCTTCAATATGGCGTAATGTTAATAAATTAAAGAAAAAATATGGATTGCATATAGTTACAATGAGAGGAAGAGGATATATTTTAAGGGAGGAGAAGATATGAACATTGGTAAAGATAATAGACACCCCAAATATATTTGCGATAAATGTGGAAATGTAATTCAGTACATAGGGAAAAGAGGATATATAGGATTAAATAAATACTATAAACAAAAACCGATTTCTGATATACCTAAAAGAAATTTCGATTTATGTGATAATTGTGAGAAAAGATTTAGAGAGTGGTTAAATACAAAAGAAATACCTACAATGCAAGAAATAATAAGTACTTTTCCACAATATATAAACAAGTAGCTTATAGTTTAGGAGAAAATATGGAAGTAGAAGATCTATTTAGATATATGCTAGAGTTCTTTAATAACATGAAGAAAGATTTACAAGAAGAAATAGAAAGATTAAGTGATAAAGATACAGAGATAAGTGATGTACTTCACTATTTAGAAATTCACACATTAAGAGCTTATGAGTTCGCAAGAGTGGGAAAATTATTACAAGATTTAAGAAGAGAGCGAAGGCAGATAAAATATAACATAGAAATAATGGAAATGTTTAATAAGTTTGCAGAAAAGTATAATAACAAACTTATTACAGGAGATATAATACAAATTTTAAAAGACAAATCAAGAAAAGATAAGAAACAGAATGAGCCAACATATATATACAAGACTAATATCTTAGAAAGGTTAGGTATAGTAGATGGAAAACAAAGTAATAGCTAAAGAATATGTAGATAAAATAGAAATACCTTTAAGATTACCAAGTTTAAATAATTACATAAATGAATGTAGAAAAAACAGATATGCAGGAGCTAATATGAAAAGGCAAGTAGAGGAAGATATTATGTGGTACATAAATAAATTACCTAAATATAATAATCCTATACAAATACATTTTCATTGGATTGAAGAAAACAAAAAACGAGATCTTGATAATGTTTGTTTTGCTAAAAAGTTTATTTTAGATGCAATGGTAAAAGCAGGAAAGCTAAAAGATGACAACAGAAATTGTGTAACAGGATTTACAGATACCTTTGAATATGCAAAAGAAAGTAAAGTAGTTTTAGAGATTAAGGAAGTGCTATGGCTATGAAAGTATTTGCAGTATATAAGGGCGAGAAGTTCTTGTATGAAGGAACAGCTAAACAATGTGCAAAATTTTTTGGAGTAAAAGAAAAAACTGTATGGTTTTGGAATACTCCAGCTAATAAAAGACTTGATAGAAAAGGCAGAAAAATAGCAATCATTATAGAGGAGGAAAACGAATGAAAATAGAAAAAGTTTTTAATTATAAATGTGATAGATGTGGCAAGGAATTATCAGTAACAGAAAAATTTACAATTTTTGTAAAGAAACCCAAAGAACAATCAGCAAAGAAAATATTTGATTATTGTGAAAAATGTTATAAAGCAATGGAAAGAGGAACAAAGAAAGGAGTAGCAAAATGAGTATAGATGAAGCAAAGGAAGAATTTGATTTCTTTAATGAAGGAGATTATATAACAAGAGAAATGTCAATTGCTAAAGATGTGGTTTTACAAGAGTTAGAAAATACTAAGGCAGATTTATATGAAGCTAATAAAAGAATAGCTGATTTGTTACTTATTTTAGGAGATAGAGATAGGATAATAGATTTAATGGCAGAACAATTAACAACACCTATTCACGATAAAGAATGGATTATAAAATATTATGAAAGGGAGAGTAAAAATGCAAAAGATTGATTATAAAGAATTAGCAAAAAGACTTGCTATAAGAGGAATAAGAGGATATAAACAAAGATTTATACAAGAAGAGGACTTATTAAATGGAGAAGATAAAAGGCGAGTATTAGAGGAAATAGACAAGTTAATTGAAACAATAAAAGAAGATGATTTTTATAAAAGAAAAGCAGAAGAATTGCAATGGAGATTAGATGCTTATGAAAGATTGCAAGATTGCAATGAAGAATTTGAATTGTGAGGTGTAAGTAAATGAATATAGAAGAGGCAATAAAATATATAAAGAACGATATTGAAATTGATAAGGATACTGCAAGTTGGTTTGAAAATGGAAATATGACAAAAGAACAAATTGAAGAAAGTATAGATGCTTATGAAACTCTACTAACAGCTTATGAAAAAGAAAAAGAGAAAAATAAAGAATTAAATTGGAAATATACTGCAAGTTGGGTTGATGAACATTTTATTAGCAAAGACAAATTAAAAGAAATAGTTGATGAGTGTATTCCTAAAAAAGAAAATATTATTACAAGAGAATTAGAATATACACCAAATGCAAATGCTAATAGTTATTTAACTCAAGAAATATTATCACTTTTAAAGGAGGAATAAAACAATGTCAGATGAAGAAAAGAAAGCAATAAAAGGACTTGAATGGTCGCAACAACAAATGAGATTAGGCAATTTACCAGACTATGACCAAGGACATTATGCTGATATTAGAATAGTTTTGAATCTAATCGAAAAACAATCTAAAGAAATAGAAGAATTAAAAGAAGTAAAATGGTATTATGAAATTAGTAGAGTACCAAAAGATAAAATAAAAGCAAAAATAGAAGAAATAGACCGAAAAATTGAATTAGAAAAAGAAATAGAAGAATTAAAAGAAGAAAACGAAAAATATAAAAACCCACCATTTTTTGATGAAGACAAATATACAGAAAATGATAAAATAAAAGCAAAAATAGAAGAAGTAGATTACAAAATGGTAGCACATCAAGATGTAAGAGAAGCAGTAAAGCAGATTTTGCAATCACTTTTAGAAAAGGAGTAACAATATGGATTTAAGAAAATATTTAAAAGATAGAATAAAATCAGTAGATGAAACTTATGAGAGAGAATTACCATTCATTGATGTAGGGGAAGGACATAAAGTAATAAATATAAGTTATTTATCTAAAAAAGAAAGAGAAGAAGTAATAAATAAAAGAAATTGTCTATTAGTGCAAAAAGCTACATATCAAGAGATTTTAGCACTTTTAGAAAAGGAGTAGATATATGGAAGATGAAAAAATCGTAAATATAGAAACTTTAATAATCAATCGTAGAAGAGAAAAGAATTGTAAATGTAATAAGCCATCTTATGAAATAGATATACAAAATCATTTAGTATATTGTAAAAAATGTATGGCAGTTGTAGAACCATTTGAAGCTTTAATTCAAATAGCAACACATATTGAAGATATAAATTATAGTATTGAAAATGCACAAAGATATAAAATGGAACTTATGAGTTATAAACCATATTTAAGAGAAGCGAAAAGATATGAAAGTATGATGAGGCAAAAAGATATGTTACCTATTTGTCCTAAATGCAGTAAACCTTTTAATTGGAATGAAGTAGTATGTTTATGTAATAAGAAATTCATGAAGGCAGAGGAGGACTAATCTATGAAAAATGAAATAAAAGTTGGAGACTGGATAAGAGATAGAGAAGGAAATATAACTAAGATTATACAAACCTTATCGTTATTTAAAGATGTAGAGTTATATTTAGGAGAAGATGGTTACCAATATTCGGATAATGCAATAGTCAAACATTCTAGTAATCTAATAGACCTAATTCAATGTGGAGACTATGTAAATGGATACAAAGTAACAAATGTAATAAATAAAGAACCATGTCCAAGTGGCAAATGTGTAGATATAGATGCAGATAGACCAAGTGAATATTGTACTTTATGGGAAGATAATATAGAAACAGTTGTCACAAAAGAACAATTTGAATCTATAAGTTATAAAGTAAAGGAGTAGATATATGTGGATAAAAATATTAATAGGAATTTTAATATTAGCAATATTAATTTGGTTAGGATTAATAATATATATGACTTATAGTGTATTTAAAGATTATAAAAACATTAGAAAAATGTGATAAAACATATAAAAAGTCATTAGAAAAATGTGAAAGGAAGGAAATTATGTTGATTAAAATATTATTAGGATTATTAATAATCTTATTATTAATGTGGTTAGGTGTAACATTATATATGGCTTATACTGTTTTTAAAGATTATAAGTAGAAAGGAAGGATTAAAGATGTTAAGTGAAATAGATAAAAATGCAATAGAAGTTGTAAAAAAGTTTAATAAAGAAAATAGATTTAGAGATACAGGCATAATAAATAATTCAATAGATTTGTTGTTGGCACTTGTTAATAAACAAGAAAAAGAAAATGAAGTATTGAGATTAAAATTAAGACAATTAAAAAGAACAAGAGATTTATTATCAGAAAATTGGGATTTGATATTTAATGATAATGAAGAGGAAGATACAGATATATAAAAGTTTAGCTGTAATATACAGCAGTTAGGAGGAAGTATATGTGTGAATATTGTCAAGAAGATTTTGATGGTTGGTATAAGCCATTAGATAAAAATGCTCATGTATGTATTTTTGATAAACCACACGAAAAAATATTAGATATAAGTTGGTATGGGCATAAAATGAAAATAGATATAAATTATTGCCCAATGTGTCGGAAGAAGTTTGAAAGGAGCTGATAATATTGAGTAAAGCAGATGAATTATTGAAAGAGAATGGATTTACTAAACAAAAATGGTTATCAGATGTAGAAAATAAAATAATATATGAAAATGATAAAAGAAATAGATTTATTATATTTAATAAAAGGGTAAAAGCAGTAGAAGTTTCAACAGAGCATGGTTTTTCTAATTTTATATATCCATACGATTTAGAAGCCATAACTTTAAAAATGCAAGAGCTTCGGCTGGATAGGAGGAGAAGATGAATAAAAAGATAAAGATTATAGAGTTAATAGACAAGATTTATCATAAAAACAATATACCTAAAAGAATAAAATATAAGTATAAAATATGGCTATACGATAATGTAGAAGAAAGATATTGTTTGGAAAGTAGTTTTGTAACTTTATCATTTGAAACCGATAGATTAACTGATGAAGTTGAAATATTAGAAGATAATACAGAAGAGATAGAAGAATTAAAGCCTTTTGATGAAATTAGAGATGTGTCAGTATGGGATAATAGGATTTTAAGCACGAATCAAAGAGCTATCGCAGTTAAAATCAACGAAATTATAAGATATATCAAAAGAAAGGAGAAAGAGTAAATGGATATATTAGATATAGCATTAGCAATACTTATGTGTAGCCCTGTAATTATGATAGTGGGTTTTATTATTATAGCAGTTATAGAGTCTTTAAAAGGAAAGGATAAAAATAATGATAACTAAAAAACACTTTGTAAATATAATAAGCCACTTAAAAGAAGTAAATGATTTTGTAAATGAAACAAATGAAAGAGCAAAGAGATTACACGATAGTATAATATCAGACTTCTTTAATGCAAGTAGTTTATCAATATCATTTGAAGATGATTTAGTAAATGTGCTAGAGGATATGTTTAATACTGATTTAATAGGTTGGTGGCTATATGAATTAGACTATGGAAAGAAGTTTGAAATAGGATATTTAGAAGAAGAAAATGGATACAAGCCTGATTTAAGCACAGCGGAAAAGTTATATGATTATTTGGTAGAAAATTTAAAGGAGGACAAGCAATGAAATATGAATGATAAATATGTTAAAGTAATATACCAAACACCACCTATTGGAGAATATGGGATAGTATTAGAATTAACTACATTTGATTTTGAGGCACAAGAAAGAGATGAAAAAGAAAAGCGATTAGTAGAAAAAAGACAATGTCAAAGATTTAATATAAATCCAAATGAGCCATTAGATATTATAGAACAAAGGTTAAATGCTAAAGTAGATGCATTTTATAGAAAAGAGATAGAGAATTTAAAAACTCAATTAGAGTGGTATATAAGAAATACAGCAGTACCAAAGATGACATTACCAGAATGGAGGAATTATGATGAAAAATCTGTGTCAAAAATGTTCTAAAAGATTTTTCTGTAAAGAAGTAGATACAAAAGAAGAATGTAATAGATTTAAGAGTTGGATATACACAAAGAACTATGGAGAGGTGAGAAAAGATGGAGAAATATGCACCAATGATACTAAAGAAAGGCGATAAATCGTACATACTAGAAAAGATGTACCCTAATTTTGCCTTGTATAGTGATTTAGATTATGGAGTAAAGGAATGTTTTAGATTCCAGGAGTTAGCATTATTAAAAGAGAATAAAAAATAAAAGATATGGAGGTAACAAATGACTAGAGAAGATTTAAAAGATTATAAATATAATCAAGAATGGATAAAAGGAAGATTGGAATATTTAGAAGAATATAGGACAAGTATTACAAATATAACAAGTGTGTTAAGTGATATGCCGCACGCAAGTAGTCCTGTTCAAGATAAAATAGCGGAAAAAATTGCTATTATGTTAGACAATGTAAGTGATATGCTAGACAAAGTAAATGAATATGATAAGAAGCAAAAGAAAATACTAATACAGCTAGATCATGTAGAACAACCTTATAGGTTGATATTAGATAAGGTATATATACAAGGGAAAAAGTTGGTTACAGTTGCTAGTGAAATGAATTATAATTATGAGTATATGAAAAAGATGAATGGAATAGCTTTAAATAAATTTGATGAATTAGAAAATAAGGAACGAAAAGTTACTGAAAGTTACCATTGAAATATGATAATATGTATAATGAAAAATGGTTGTTAAAATTGTTTTAGTAAAAAAGCCCTTTTGCGGAGCTGTGTTATAGATTTACTTTATAGCATAGCTCTATTTTTATAAAAAGTTGCAAAAATTTACATAATGTAGTATAATATTAATATGAACTGAATATACTATAATAAAAAGTTGTCAAAAAGGTGTTGACAAAAAAATGTTGTTCTAGTATAATGTTCATACGAATTAAGAGAAGTAAATTTAATCCATTGGAACCTCCTTAATTCAGAAATAGTAATTTTACAAATATGTCTTTCATAAGAGGACAAAAAAAGACTAGAGCGGACACTCTAGTCTTTTGCTTTAATCGAATTTCTCAAGAATCTTGAGTATAAGTACTAAAGCAGACACTTTTAATAGTAATTTTACTATGTCCTTCATTTTTTCACCCCCTTTCTCTGAGGTGGAGGACAACATAATTATAATATGTACAAAATAAAAATCTGTTGCAAATGCAACTGAATATAAAAAAGTAGAAGATTATCAGTAAAATGATAGTCTTTTTTTATTGGTATTAAAGTACTAGGCAACATTAATATATAAGATTACCGACTACCAAGAATGGTGATAAGCTATCCTAGTTAATAGCTATAAATAGTACGCAGAATATTAGAAAGATGTCAGGGGATAAGGTTTATAACAAGGTCAGGAGGATTAGTACCTTGTTGGTTTCTCGAGATGCCTCACAAGTCAAGTTATGCAGGCTTGATAAATCCTTAATGTTCTGCGTAGTGTTTATAGAAGAAAAGAGGAATGATTATGGATAATTATATAAGATATGTCTATTATGATGATTTATATAAGAGAATAGCAATAATATATCCTAATACACCTAATGAAGTAATAAAGAAATTACAAGAGAAGTACGACGAAGTAAAGTATAAGGAGTGATAATTAATGGCAAAATATAGAAAATTACCAGTAACAATAGAAGCTGAAAAAGTAAGCGATTTATTATATGGATTTAAACATGATTTTAAATTATTGCCTGAATGGGTAAAAGAAGCTTATGATAGTACAGCAATAAATACAATAACAGATGATTATTTTTTGGTAAAGACAATTGAAGGAAATATGATTGCAACTTGTAATGATTATTTAATAAAAGGTATAGAAGGAGAATTATATCCATGTAGAACAGATATATTTGAAAAAACTTATGAAAGAACGGAGTAAACAAATGAGTGGTAGTTGGATTGCTGAGAATATAGAAAGAGAAATGCGAAGAGAGCAGTACTACAAGAACAAGAAAAGAGCAAAGTGCATAGTAGATAAGAAAAAGCAATGTACTATATGCAAGTATCAAAAGATATGTGAGGATGCAGAGTATGAAAGAAACAACAGCATTGAATCAGATAAGTAGAATAGTAGACAAGTTAGACTATAAATCTGTTTATATAGAAATTCAAACTAAGGATAATAAATATACTTTGGAAAGAGAAAAAGAAAGAAAAATAGGATTTGAAAGTGGAACAAAACACTATAAAGTAGGGAGATGATAATATGAATGAAAAACATCCAGGAGGAAGACCTCCAAAATATAAAACAAAAGAAGAAATACAAGAAAAGATAGATAAATATTTTATGGATTGTGATAGAAACAGCGAACCATATACAGTAACAGGTTTAGGATTAGCTTTAGATATGAGCAGACAAGATCTTATAAACTACTCAAATAAAGAAGAGTTTTTTGACACAATAAAAAAAGCAAAGCTTAGAGTAGAGAACTATTTAGAGAAAAGATTGATTAATGATAATAGTGCAACAGGTATTATATTTAATCTAAAAAACAATTATGGTTGGAAAGACAAACAAGAGAATCTAAATGTTGGGGTTAGTTATGAAGATTATATCAAAAAAGTAGAAGATGAAGATGAGTATTAATACAAAGAAATATATAGAAGAATATGTAAAGATTAGAGACAAGAAAAGTAAGATAATACCACTTAAATTAAACGAACCTCAATTGAAATATTATAATGTCATAAAAGAATTAAAGAAACAAAGAAAACCAGTTAGAATAATTATTTTAAAAGCAAGGCAAATGGGATTTAGTACAGAAACAGAAGCAATATTCTTTAAAGAGACAGTAACTAAGCCAAATGTAAATACTGCAATAGTTGCGCACAAAGAAGATTCAACTACAAACTTATTTAATATGAGCAAATTAATGTATGACCAATTACCAGAAGCTATTAAGCCAGACAAGAAAGCAAGTAATGCAAAAGAATTAGTATTTGACAAAGAGAATGGAACAGGATTGAAGAGTAAGATAAAATGTTTTACTGCAGGAGGAAGTGGTATAGGAAGGTCAGATACATTAAATAATTTACATTTATCTGAGTTAGCCTTTTGGACAGGAGATAAAAAAGAAACACTAACAGGATTATTACAAGCAGTTCCTAATGATCCAGATACTATGATTGTTATTGAATCTACGGCAAACGGATATGAATACTTTAAAGAATTATGGGATGATGCTGTAGATGGTAAGAATGATTTCGTTCCATTATTTATAGGTTGGAATGAATTGCAAGAATATAAAATGACATATACAGGATTTGAATTAACAAAAGAAGAAAAAGAACTTCAAAAAAGATATGGTTTAACATTAGAACAATTAACATGGAGAAGATGGTGTATAGCCAACAACTGTGGTAATGATGTAGAACAATTTAGACAAGAATATCCAATAAATCCAGAAGAAGCATTTATCAGTACAGGTAAGTGCTATTTTAATAAAGAAAAAATAGTTAAGAGAATACAAGAAGTAAAAGACATAAAACCAGTTCAACAAGGATATTTTGACTTTGAATATAACGGATTAAAGATAACTAAAATAAAATGGGTAGAAGATAAAGAAGGAGCAATAAAGATATATGAAAAACCAAAGAAGTATTATCCTTATGTATTAGCAGGAGATACAGCAGGAGAAGGTAGCGACTATTTTATAGGACAAGTATTAGATAATACAGATGGAAGTCAAGTAGCTGTATTAAGACAAGAGCTAGATGAAATAAGTTATACCAGGCAAATGTATTGTTTAGGAATGTATTATAATAAAGCATTAATAGGAATTGAAGCAAACTATTCTACATTTCCTATACAAGAATTAGAAAGACTAAAATATCCAAATCAATATGTAAGAGTTAAAGAAGACAAGTACACAAAGAAAACAGAAAAGAGTTATGGATTTAAAACTACTACAGTAAGCAGACCAAGAATATTAGGACAACTACAAGCAATCATAAAAGAGTCAATAGAATTGTTAGTAGATATAGACACATTAAAAGAAGGACTTACATTTATAAAGAATGAAAAAGGACGAGCCGAAGCACAAGTAGGTTATCATGATGATTTAATTATGGCATTAGCAATAGCTTATGATATAAGGACGCAACAAAGTATGAAAAAGGTATCTCAACAAAAGATAATAGAAAACAAAATGTATAAAGATTTTGGAATAGAACAAGAAATTCAAGAGGATTATGGAAGTTCAATTGAAGTTATATAGGAGGGTTATATGATATATTCGATTGTTACAGCTCTATGCTTATGCATAGGGTTTTATTTTGGCTTTAAAATAGGTTCAACAAAAGAGTTGCCAAGCATCAAAAGGACTATAAGAGAAAATAAACAAAGAGATGAAGAGGAAAAAGAAATCAAAAAGATGGATAAGATTTTAGGCAACTTAGATAGATATGATGGGACAAGTAAAGGACAGGAGGATATAGTGTAGATGGAAGAAGAGAAAGATTTTTTAACAGATGAATGGAAGCTATATGAACGTGGAAAAAGTTATAACTTAGCTATGGGGTTATATGAGGATACTGAGAAAAATTACGATTTTTATCATGGTAAACAATGGAATAATGCTAAGCTAGGGAATGTTCAACCAATAACTTTAAATGTTATAAGACCAATTGTAAAGTATAAAGTTGGAGTTCTGAATAGTAATGATTATCAAATAGTATTTAATCCAAATGTCTATGAAAATTATCAACAAGGGCAAAATTTAAAGAATATATGTAAAAGTTTAAATAAATTTGCAAATAGACTATGGGAATTAGAACAAGTCAACAAAAAAGTAAGAGAGATATTAAAAGACTCTTGTATAAATGCAGAAGGAATTGCACATGCATATGAAGTTGATGAAGAAATAAAGACCGAAGTAATAGATAAAACTAATGTGTATTATGGAGATGAAAGCAATGATAATATACAAGAACAACCATATATCTTAATTACATATAGAAGAACAGTTGATAGTGTAAAAGAAGAAGCTAGGCAAAATGGAATGTCAGAAGAAGAAATTGATAAGATAACAATGGATTCAGATTACGAGGAACAATCAGGTAGAGAAAGCAGAATTGATGAAATATCCCCAATGTGTTTGGTAATTCTTAAGTACTATAAAAAGAATGGTACAGTATGGCTAAAGAAAAGTACAAAGACAGCAGTTGTAAGAGAAGATGCAGATACTAAATTAAAACTTTACCCTGTAGCTCATATGGTTTGGGAAGATGTAAAAGGATATGCAAGAGGAACAGGAGAAGTTAAATACATAATACCTAATCAAATAGAAATAAATAAGACAGCAACTAGAAGAACTATAGCAGTACAGATGTGTGCATTTCCTAAGTTAGTTGCCAATAAGAGATATATAAGCAATACATCGAGCTTAAACAAAGTAGGTACAACAATATTGGTAGATGAAATGTCGGCAGATGATGTAAGTAAAGTAGTAAATTATTTAAGACCAACTACAATGTCTACAGATGCTTTAAATTTACAACAAGAACTTATGAAAGATACTCAAGATTTAGCAGGAGCAGGAGATACTTTGAATGGAAATGTAGACCCAACACAAGCATCAGGAAAAGCTATACTTGCTGTTCAACAAGCAGGACAACAACCATTAAAAGAACAGCTAGAAAAGTTTAAGACATTCTTAGAAGATTTAGCAAGAATCTATTTTGATATGTTACAAACATATAGAAATAGTTTAATAGTAACAAGAGAAGAAACTAATCCAGAAACAGGAGAAATAATTGAAATTCCGTATACTATTTCAAAAGAAGAATTATCTAATGCAAAATTAAATGTGAAAATTGACATTAGTCCAAATTCATCTTATGACAAGTTTGCGAGAGAACAATCTATAGAGAACTTATTCTTAAGTGGAAATATAACGCTAGAAGAATATGCGAAGGCATTACCAATAGATGCAGTTATGGATAAAACAACACTTGATAATATCATAAAAGATAGACAAGAAAGAAATAAGAAACTAACAGAGATTCAGATGCAAGCAAATCAATTAGAAAGTGCAATGAATCAAGTAATGGAATTGCAAGGAGGTGGAGAGAATGAAATGTCCTCAATGCCAATTGGTGGAAATGATGGTCAAGGAAGTCAAGAACAACCAAATGAAATTGCAATGTAAAAAGTGTGGTTATGAAACTACACAAGAAATACCAAGTGATGAAGAGAGCAAATAAGCTCTCTTTTTATATGTCCAAAACGTGCTTATGACGATAAAAGATGCAAGGAATTAATAGTCGACGGACTTTAAACGGGGAGGTTTAGTTATGGAAGATGAAATCATAACAACTGATGTACCCGAAACATCAGAAGAAGAGTTAGAGGAAGTAAATATCGATACTAGTGAAGATGTCGAAACTGAAAAGACTCAAGAGAACGATAGTAAAGAGGAAATTCGCTACACTCAAGAAGAAGTAAATTCTATGATAAAAGACAGGTTAGACCGTTTTAAGAAGAAAGAAAAAGAAAACTTGAGAAAGTATGAATACCTTGAAAGTATCGTAAAGACTGGAACAGGCACAGATAATTTAGATGATGCCATAAAAGAAACAGTCGATTTTTATAAGGGCAATGGTTTAGAAATCCCTGAGTATAGTGCTTATAGTGAAGATGATGAAAGAATATTAGGACAAGCTAGAGCTAATGAGTTCATTAAATCAGGTTATGAAGAGATGGAAGCAGAAGCAAATAGAATTGCTAATATTCCTAGAGACCAAAGAACTGTAAGAGAAATCGAAGAATTTAATATTCTTGGAGCAGAACTAACAAGATTAAATAACATTGAAAAGATGAAAGCTAAAGGCTATGACATTAATATTTTGGAAACAAAAGAGTTCAAAGATTTTAGCAATCAGTTCAATAACAATACAGACATTTCAAAGATTTATGAAATGTATAAAAGGCTATCAGAACCTGCGGAAAAACCTGCAAGTGCAGGAAGTGCGAAGTCTGAAAAACAACCAAAAGAAACATTTTCGCCTCAACGTATCAATGATATGACACCAGACGAGATGTTGAAATATTGGAATAACCCCGAATTTAGAAAAGTTGCGGGGCTTAATTAATGTTAAAAGGAGGATTTTATTATGGCAAATGGAGCTGTAACAGTAAGTATTGATAAATTAATATCAACAAAAGTATTAAAAGAATTAAAAAATAATCTAGTTGCAAAAAGAATTTGTACATTGGATACAGGTTCACAAATTAACAAGAAAGGTGACCAAGTAACATTCTGTGGATTAGCAGACCCTACTGTTCAAGATTATACTGGAACAATAAACTATGAAGATTTAGATGATACAGGTATCACAATGGTAATTCAACAACAGAAATATGTTGCATTTAAAATTGACGATATTGAAGCATTTAGAAGTTCAATAGATGTTAAAGGTACACAAGTAGAAAGAAGTGGATACAAACTAAAAGATAAGGCAGATGCTTATGTTTTAGGTTTAGCATCAGACTCTTCTATTACTAACAGAATAGATGCATATTCTGCAGGTAAAGAAGTAACAGAAGACAATGCTCTTCAATATGTTGCTAAAGTAAGAAGATATTTAGATGAAGCTAATGTTCCATATGGACAAGCTTTCTTCGTAATAGACCCAATGTTTAAAGAAAAACTTGAATTAGCAGGTATTAAATTCGGAATCAATGAAGGTATGAAAGGATTTGAAGGTGGTCTTGAGTTTGCTAATTATTTAGGAATGAAAATATTCGTTTCTAACAACGTTAAAGTAGATAGTGGAAAACACTTATTAATGGCTGGTTCATATAACGCAATCGTATATGCAGACCAAATTGTTAAATCAAGATTTATACCAAACGCAGAAGGTGCATTTGAAGGATTATATAGTTCTTTACATGTATACGATGCTAAAGTAATTAAACCTGCTGAATTAGTTGTTTTAGAAGCTAAAGAGGGATAATAGTAGGGAGGGAAACCTCCCTTTTTATACTGCCGTTTAGCCAAGCGGTAAGGCAACAGGCTTTGACTCTGTGATGCCCTAGTTCGAATCTAGGAACGGCAACCAATTTATAAAAAGGAGAAATAAAATGAGTTTAATGAAGAATTTAAGAAGAAGAGAAGTTGAAATATTTGGAGCAAAAAGAGTAGTTAGAAATGACAACAAGAAGATTGAAAACAAAACGGAAGAAAAGAAAACAATAAAAAGGAGAAAAAAGAAAACGGAGGTATAGATTATGACTTTAGGAGAAAATAAAAAGATAACATTAGCTTTAATTGAAGAATATTCACCAAATAATCAGTACTTAACTGATGATGAAGATATAAGAGCAAGACTTAATTTAGTGTATTCACCTGCATATCAAGAATTAGCACAAATTAAAAAAATATTGAAGACCAAAACATTAAAAGAAATAACAGGAGAAACATCAGAAGGATATACAGAGTATACTTTGCCTAGTGGTATGTATCAATTTAAAAGAATTATTGGATTAGATGAAAACAATAATGTTGTGGAAGTACCATATAGACCTATAGGTAAAAATAAAATCTATATCAGCAATGAAGTTGATGCCAATGTTATATTAGAATACTATGCCTATCCATCAGTTATAACAGAAGAAACTAGCAATGATTTTTCTCTTGAGTTAGACCAAGATGTTCAAATGGTTTTACCATATCTAGTAGCAAATGATATTTTAAAAGCTGACCCTAGCGCAGACTATACAGCATTCTTTAGAGAATTTCAAAGAAAAATGGAAAGTCTAGATACTAGTCCAACAGCTACAACAGTTACTATTGAAGAGGGAGTGATATAAAATGATAAGTACACCAATAAGAAGAACATACTCTGATTTTAGAGGAGTAGATTTTGCAAATGATCCCTCTTTAGTTTTATTATCAAGAAGTCCAGATGCTTTAAATGTGTGGAAGAATTATAAGGATACACAAGGAAGTTGTATAGAAACAAGACCAGGATATAGAGAACTTGCTAATTTTATGAGTAAGATAAATGGTATATATTTCTACAATGACAAAGCATTAATTCACGCAGGAACAAATTTATTTCTATGGGAGAACTTTCCAGATACCCCAACAGGAACAATACTTAAAAACAATATGAATGATGCGAAAAGTTCATTTGTAATATTCAATGAAAAACTGTATATAGTAGATGGAGCCAATTATTTAGTTTATGACGGAACAACTTTAAAAGATGTTTCAAGTGATAATCCATATATACCAACAACAACTATATCTCGTTCTCCAAGTGGTGGAGGAGAACCATATCAAGATGTAAATGTATTACAACCGTTGAGCAAGAACTCATTTGTAGCAGATGGAACATCAACAGACTACTACCTAGACACAACTGAAATAGACTCAATAACAGAAGTAAAAGTCAATGACGCAGTTGTTACAAATTACACGGTAAATACCACAGCAGGAAAAATAACATTTACTACTGCTCCTACTGCACCAGTATTAAGTGGAACTGATAACGTAGAGATAACATACAGTAAAAGTGTATCAGGCTATATAGATAGAATATCAAAATGCACTAAAATGGTCGTGTTTGACAGAAGATTGTTTTTTACAGGAAATCCAGATTATCCTAATGCAATATTTCATAGTCAATTAAATACACCTAATTATGTAAGCGACCTTGCTTATTATCAAGATGGAACAGATGAAAGCGATATAAAAGCATTAGTAGTAGGAAACAATATATTATGGGTATTTAAGGAGCCATCACAAGAAAGAGATACAATTTTTTATCATACAGCAACAACAGATAGTATAGGAAAAGTATATCCAAACTTTCAAGGAAATGTATCTACAGGTTGCTATTCAGATGCTATAAACTACAAAGATGATATAGTATTCTTAAGCAAAACAGGTTTAGAAGGAATATCAAGTAACGATATAGCTTCACAACAATTATTAAGTCATAAAAGTAGTCTAGTAGATAATAAGCTTGTGAATGAAAATAATTTTAACTTGTCAATGATGACAGAATGGAACGGATACTTATTAATACTTGTAAATTCTCATATATATTTAGGAGATATAAGACAATTATATCAAAGTGTAAATGGATATGAATACGAATGGTACTATTGGGAGCTTGAGAATGCACAAGCAACGATTTTAAAAGAATACAAAGGTAATTTATACATAGGAGCAGAAGATGGCTCTATTTTTATTGTCGAAGGAACTAACGACAATGGAGAAATAATCGAAAGTTATTGGACTACTCCAATGGACAACTTTGGATATGGTAATAAATACAAAACAACAAATAAACGTGGAGGAGTAGCAAAAATAAAGACAATTCCAAACGGAAAAGTAAAAGTAGCAGAAAGAACAAATAATTTGCAAATAGACAATTTTATAAAAGAATATGCAAGTAGTGGATTTGATTTCTCAAATATAGATTTTGACAATTTTGAATTTTCAACAGATATAACTTCAAATATTGTTTATAAGATAAAAGAAAAGAAGTGGGTAGAGTTACAACTTAAATTCTATAGTGATGAATTGGACAAACCATTCGGAATATATGATTCAATCATTGAAGCCTTTGTAGGTGGATATGTAAAAAGATAGGAGGAATAAATATGGGGTTAACAAAATTTAATGTAGATACTAATAATATTCAAGGTTTAGCAAACAAACCAACGCAATCTGCATCACAGTTAAAAGCTCTTTTTGATAAAGCTGGAGTTGATATTAAGAATTATCTAAACCAGATATTAACAGAAGAGATTGATTCTAAAATAAGTGAGTTTCAAACAAAAATAAATGATAATACTTCATTAATAAATAATATGCTTAATACTGTTTATCCAGTAGGAAGTATATATATGTCAGTAAATAACACAAATCCATCAACAATATTTGGTGGAACATGGGTATCATGGGGAGCAGGAAAAGTTCCTGTCGGTGTAAATGCTAATGAAACAGAATTTAATTCAGTAGAAAAAACTGGAGGAGCTAAGACTCATACATTAACTATACAACAAATACCTTCACATGGACATTCAGTATCAATTGCAAGCAGTGGTAGCTGTACTACATCTGCAAATGGAAGACACGCACATTCATTAGATTTAATAAATCATTGTTCAACAAATGGTAATGGTCAAGTATTTGGACCAACTACATCTCCAACAAATTACAAAACAAGTGAAATAGTTGACCATACACATACAGTACCAAATCATACCCATACAGTTAATCAGAGTAACGCAGGTGGAGGACAAGCACACAATAACTTACAACCATATATCACATGTTATATGTGGAAAAGAACAGCATAAAGGAGGTAAAAGATGGCAGAAGGATATGAAGATATAGATAGATTAGTCAACAGACAAGGTCAAATGCTAGACGAATCTTTACAAAAACAAAACGATATTATAAATAGACAAACTCAAATGCAAGTAGATAGTTTAGCAAGACAAAAAGAAGATATAGATAAAGAAGCTACACAACAAAATAGAGCATTATATCAAGACTATAGAAAAGCTACTAATCCATTCGGACAACAAGCAGAGAACTTAGCAGGACAAGGATTAGCAAATAGTGGATATGCAGAAACAACAATGTCTAGACTTTATAATACATATCAAAACAATATAACATCTACACTTAATAATGCAAGAGACTTAAAAGCAGATGTAGATTTTCAAATAAATCAAGCAAGACAAAATGGAGATATAACACTTGCTCAAAACGCATTAGAGCTTTATAAACAGAAAATGCAGTTATTAAGTGAAGAATATGATTTAAGAAATAATAGGGAACAATTCTTATATCAGAAACAACAAGATGCACTTGCACAACGTAATTGGCAAACAGAATTTGATTATCAAAGAGCTCAAAATGATAGAAATTATAACTATCAAGTATCAAGAGACAAAGTTAGTGATAAGCAATGGAATAAAACATTTAATTATCAAAAGAGCAGAGATAAAGTATCAGATTCTCAATGGCAAAAGGAATATGAATTGTCAAAAAAAGCTAAGGCTAGTAGTTCAAGAAGTAGTGGAGGTTCTAGGAGAAGTACTTCATCAAGGAAATCTTCGAAAAAATCATCATCAGGTTCTACTAGCATAAATCTTGATGGTGGTAATACAAAGAATAGTTCAGTTCCAACAAAGAAAGATGGAAGTGAATATACTCCAAAAGATATAATTGCTAATATAAAAAATGTACAAGGACCTAATGTACAAAATCCGATAAAGGATGGCATTTCTGGAAAAACATTTAAGTCTGTAGATGCTCTATTAAATTATTATGGATATGCAGGAGTGAATGATTAATGAGAATAGTAAAATTATCAAGTTTAAGTGAAAAAGAAAGAAAAAAGGTATTAGAAGAACAAGAAGAAAGATATCAGCAAAATCAACAAGAAAGTCAAAGAATACAGAAACAAGCAAATGATGACTTTGTTAACTCTTTTGGAAATGGAGACACTAATCCAAGTCATACAACTACATATAAAGAAATTCTAAATTCAATGCAAAATAAGCAACAAAAAAGAGATTTCAAAAAAGTCAATAGATTGACTTTATGGGATCAAATAAAAGATATGGCAGGAGTTTTAGAAAATATAGGTCTAGGTGCTAATAATGGAATAAAAAGCTCACAGCAAACTATAGGAAGAACTTTAAGCAATGGATTAAGAGATAGAGTAGAATTAATGAATAAAACAAATGACTATCTATTAAACAATGCAACAGACGAAAATGTTAAGAAAAAAGCTCAAGCAATGTTAGATAATACAAATTCGCTAATTTCTACTCAAAAAATGAATGAAAATACCCAAAAAGCTTATAATCAAATTCAAGAAAAAAAGAAACAAAATTCAGAAAGAATACAAGAGAATATAGAAAAACAGAGCAATCCTGCTTTAAAAAAATTAGCAGAAATAAATCCAAGCATTGGGCAAATGCTACCTGGTATGGTAGGAGGGCCATTGGGAACAACATACTTTATGACGTCAGCAGCAGGAAATTATTATGATGATGCAAAACAAAGAGGAATGAATGAGGAGCAAGCTAATATATATTCTAGCATAATGGGGATTATAGAGGGAGCTACAGAGTCCATAGGAGCTAAACTAACTACTAATGTAGGTAAACAATTATTAAGAAAAAATATAAAGGGTGCGTTAATTAATTATGGATTAGATATAGGAGAGAACTTTTTAGAAGAATCTATTGTGGAGCCAATAAGTGAATTAGTAGCACAGACAACTGCAGGGAAAGATAAAGCTAATTGGGACAATATGAAAGGAAGAATGATACAATCAGGTATTGATGGAGCATTAACTGCTGTTATTACAGGTAGTGTATCAGGAGCAGTAGGTAATATAGGAGCAAATATTCAAGATAATATTGAAAACAAAAAAGCAAATAAAAACGCAGATTATTGGATAGATAAAGCTCAACAAATAGTAAATGAAAACACAGACAATAAAGTTATCAACAAAGAAAATAAAATGCCTCAAAATGGATTCTCACAAGCAGAAAAAACAGAAACATTAAGACAAGAAGCAAGGAACAAACTAGAAAGTATAAAACAAAACTATGATGAAAAATCTTATAATCAAATGCAAGAGTTTATTGAAACAGCACCAAGCGAAAAAGCATTAAGCCAAGTTATAAATGATTTAAATAAAGAAGTTGAAACAAAACAAGTAGCTCCAATAAATCAAAAACAAGAAATTCAGCTTCCAATGAAACAAGAGACACAGAATAGATCATTTGAAGATGTAGCTTTTGATGCAATGAACAATTATGAAAGTAACGAAGTAGAATCTCCATTAAAAAATAGAGATATGAGTACTATTGGAAAACAGACAAATGTAAATGCTTATCAATATGATAATCCTAAAGTAAAACCATACTTTCAAGAAATGGCACAACAAATGGGAGAGGATCTTGCATACATTTCAAGTTCTGATAATAGAAGTACTCAAAAAGGTGGAGGAACTAAATTAAGTGCAACTACTAAAGCAATGGACATATTACATAATGAGCAAGGCTATTCATATAATCAAATAGCACAAGGACTACAAAATATAATTGATGACAAAGGAAGCGAAAATAATGCTATTTCAAAGAAGATTGAATTAGTTATAGATGAGCAATTAAGGAACGGATATACCAACGCATTAGGCAAAAATATTGAACCAAACCAGGAGTACATAAACACTATAACAGAACAATATAGTTTAGCAGAACAAATAAAAAATGTTACAAATAATCAGGAACAAGTAAAAATTGATAGTGAAAATTTTGCTAAACAAGTTGATGAATACGTATCAGGCAAAATGAAAAGTAGTGATTTGATAAATGTAGGAAAAACACCGCAGGTTTTACAAAATATTGGAGTACCTAACAATGATATTATATTAAAGCAGAGCAAGTTAAAAACTATAATGCAAGAAAGCAGTGATCCTACTAGCAAATTACATGGATTACCAGTTGATGTAGTAAAAAGAATACCGGAAGCATTAGCAAGTCCATTAAATGTTTTACAATCATCAACAGATAATAATAGTATAGTTGTTATTACTGATTTAGCAGACAAAGCAGAAAGACCAATTATAGCAAGTATAGAAATGAATTATGAGGGTCAGATTGGAAACTTAGATTTTTTATCAAATAGATTAACAAGTGCCTATGGAAAAAATAATTATGACAGATTTATGCAAACAGAAATTGCAAAAGGAAATCTATTATATGACATTGATGAGGGCATAATAAAAGAGTTGCCCGCTTCAACCAAGGTCCAATCCCTTGAGGGTCTCAACTCTTCTGTAGATACAATTGACCATGTATCTACTTCTAATAAGAGTATACCACAAAATGAACAAAATGTCAAAAGTGATTCTACTAATATTAATAATATGCAGAATAATCAAGAAAATATACAAGAAAATACACAAAATCCAAAAGTAAAATTCGACAATGAAGTAATGAAAACTAATAGTGAGATTAAAGGAAATTCAGAAACTTCTGAAAAAGTTGCAAAGATACTATCAGAGCCAACAAAGAATGTAAAACCAGAGCAAAGAACATGGGCGATACTAAAAGCAAACTTTATTGACAAAGGAGCAGTATTTGAAAAGATATCTCAAAAAACTAACAACAGAGATTTACAAGGAAAATATGATTATACATTAACAGCAGGAGCAAGAGGACAATATGCTATAGGAAATGACAGGTATGTATATACTAACGGAAAAAAGACACTTCAATCAAAGTCTCTAACAAGCATAATGGATGAAGTAGGAGAAAATACACAAGCATTTAATGAATATATGTACCACCAATTAAATGTAGACAGAATGACACTAGATGAAAGATTTGGAATAGGAAACAAACCAGTATTTGGGGAGAGCATAACAGCAGATGTATCAAGAGCAGAAATAGCAAAAATAGAAGAACAACATCCTGAATTTAAAGAGTATGCAAATGATGTATATAAGTATTTAGAAGCTAATAAACAAGAATTGGTAGACAGAGGAGTAATATCTCAAGAAACTTCAGATTTCTTTAAAGAAAGATATCCACATTATGTCCCAATACAAAGAGCAACAAGAAAAGGAAATAGCATAGATGTAGCACTAGATACAAAAAGAACAGGAATTAATTCTCCAATTAAGAAAGCAAAAGGTGGAAATCAAGACATAAATCCATTGTTCCAAACAATGGCAAGTCAAACATTACAAACATATAGAGCAAGTGCAAGAAATAATTTTGGATTAGAATTGAAGAATACATTGCAACAGATGAATCAGCTAAACGAGAATAGGGCTATTGCAGACATAGATGACATAGTAGATACAATGACAAATGAAGAGCAAAGTAATGAGTTGCTACAACCAGGCAAAAAAGGAGAAAATCCTACGTTTACTGTGTTTGAAGATGGTAAAAAGATAACTTATGACATAAGTCAAGATATGTATGATGCATTAAAACCAAAGAGTGAAATATTAAATAAACTAGACAACACAAAATTGGCTAAGACAGGTAGAAAAATAAGCAACTTCAGAAGAGGAGTTTTAACAGAATATAATCCAATATTCTCTATAACAAATGCTATAAAAGATGCTCAAGATGTATTAATAAACTCTCAACACTCAGCAAAGACTTATGCTAAATTCCCAGAGGCTTATGCTCAAATAGTTAAAAAGGGATATTGGTATAATGAGTATATACAAAATGGTGGAGAGCAAAACTCTTACTTTACAGAAGGCGATTTTGAAAATATTAAAAAGACAAAATTAGATAAAGCGAAAAATGTATTAAAGATTCCATTTGAAAAAATAAGTAGTATAAACAATGTAATAGAGATGGCACCTAGACTTGCAGAGTATATAGTTAGTAGACAAAATGGAGCTAATATTGAAACAGCAATGCTAGATGCTTCAAGAGTAACTACAAACTTTAAAGCAGGTGGAGATATAACAAAATTTGCTAATAGAAATGGTGCAACATTCTTAAATGCAAGTGTTCAAGGATTTCAACAACAAGTAAGAAATATCCAAGAAGCTAATATGAAAGGATTAAAAGGATGGACAAATTTAGCATTAAAATATACAGTAGCAGGATTACCTGCATTACTATTAAATAATTTGTTCTGGGATGATGATGACGATTATGAACAATTACAAGACTATGTAAAAGACAATTATTATGTAGTAGCAAAATTACCAAATGGAAACTTCTTAAGAATACCTAAAGGAAGAATGGTAGCAACAATTCAAAAAGTTGTATCTAATGCAAATGATTTTGTAAAAGATGGTAAAATAAATTCAGATGATGTTGCAAGTACAATATGGAATGACTTAAAAGAAGACGTATCATTTGGAATGGATAACCTTGCGCCTAATAATCCAATAGACAATAATATTTTAAGCCCTATAATTCAAGTAGCACAAAATAAAACTTGGTATGGAGATGACTTAGTTCCACAGAGATTACAAGATGTTCCTGCTTCAGAGCAAGCAGATGAAAGTACAGATAAATTTAGTAAATGGCTTGGCGAGAAATTAAATGTAAGTCCTATAAAGATAAACTATTTACTAGACCAGTATTCAGGTGGAATAGGAGATGTGCTATTACCAATGGGAACACCTCAAGCAGAAAACAATGTAATAGAAGATAAGTTTACAACTGATCCTGTAATGAAAAGTCAATATCCATCAGATTTCTTTAGCAAGACAGATGAATTAACAGTTAAAAATAATAGTTTAAAGGCTACAGATGAAGATAAGTTAAAATATAAGTATATTTCAAGTATACAAAAAGATATAAGTGAATTATACAAAAAGAAAAGAGAAATACAATCTTCTGAAAAGACAGATGAAGAAAAGAAGAAAGAGCTAAAAGAAATACAAAAGCAAATAAATGATTTTGCAAAAGAAGGATTAAATAATGTTGATAAATTAAATATATCAGGCAACACAGCAACGATAGGAGACAAGGAATATTATAAAGTTAATGATACTTGGAATGTAGTTAGTAAAGATAAAAAAATAGAAGGAATATCTTTAAGTACTTATTCTGATTATCAAAATAGACTAGCAAAAGAAAAAAGTAAATTATCTAAAGGAAAAAGTTTAACAGAAAAGGATAAAAATAAAGTATTACTAGATTCTAGCTATACTAGTAAAGAAAAGAAAACAATATATAAAGCTACAACAGGAAAAAATGATGAGTTGTATGATAATTTGAGTAAGTTAACAGATGTAAACATAAATGCTTATTTAGAATACAAATTACAAGACATAAAAGGTGATGAAGATACAAAAAGCAACATAGTTGGGAAAACAAAAAGTGGAAGCAAAAAAGCAAATGTTAAAGAATATATTATAAATTCGAATTTATCAGGTATAGAGAAATTATACATATATGGAAAAACTTATAAATTTGATAAAACAGAAAAATATAGTATGATTAGTTATTTAGCAAAATCTAATTTATCAAAAGAAGATAAACAACAAGTGATTAAAGGATTAACTGCAAATGTTGAAAAACATAAAGATGGAAATTATTATTGGAAATAATTTTTGATTTTTTTATTTTAAAGTGTTATTATAAAAAGGGGGTAAAAAAATGTTTAAAAATAAAATACTAAATAAAATCTTTGAAATATACACTTTAATATATGAAATAATACTTGTTGTTAGTTCTATAATAGGACTAGAGCTTTTAGCAAATAAAATTGGTATTACAAGTAGATTTATACAATATCTTATTGGAATATTAGCATTTTCAAGTTATTTAGGAATAAAACTACGAGATATACAAGAAACAGAAAAGAAAATCAAAGAAAAATATGGAATTGAAGATAAAGAGGTGCTTTAAGTAGTACCTCTTTTATTATGGAGGAAATATGATAGAAAAACCAAAAAGACCAAAACAACCTAATATACAAGATAGGCAACCACCAAGAACATTAGAAGAATTGATTAATAGATATGATTTAGACAATACGAAGGTATATGATTTTTTAGATGAACTTGTAGGGCAATTAAAGGGAGCTATGGGCAATTCAACCGTTGAAAAAGTTATAGGGACTTGGGTTGACGGAAAGCCCATATATAGAAAAACAATAATACTTAATCAATTATTAGGTGATGGAGCAGAACATAGGATAGATTTGGGAATATCTAATATAAAATCAATTATAAATCTGTATGGGGCATATCGATTTGGGAATACAGGAAGTATGTATGTACCAATCAATTTTTATAATTTTTATACTAATCAAGGAACTTATATGTTTGTTTCAAATATTTCAAATACAGGATGTAATATCACATACAATAGTAATCTACCTTCAGATTTAGTGTATATAATTGTAGAATATACGAAGACAACAGATTAGAAAGGAAAAGATAATGGAACCAAAAGAATTTGATATAGAGTTTACAAGAGGGGACACTTGTCCTCTTAAATTTAGCTTATTAGATAAAGAGGGAAATGTATTAACTCTCTCAAACTCTGATGAACTTATTTTTACAGTAAAAAAAGATTACAATACGACAATAAAAAAAATACAGAAGAAGTTTAGTTCAGGAGAAATTACACAAGAAGATGACGGAAGCTACAAACTAATTATTAATCCATCAGATACTCAAAATTGGGATTACGGAAGAAGTGTTTTTGATATATGTCTGATATCAGGAGACTATACAAAGACAGTTGCAATAGGAAGTTTAACCTTAACAAATGAAGTAACATTTTAGGAGGTGGAAATATGGATTTAGGAAATATTATTTTAGATGAAAATGAAATAAATGCAGGAGGATTAAATATTCCTCTTATAAAAGGTGATAAAGGAGAAAAACGGAGATACAGGTAGTCAGGGTATTCAAGGATTACAAGGAGAAAAGCGGAGAAACAGGAGCTAGTAATGTACTAACAATAGGAACTGTAGAAAAGGGAGAAGAAGCATCAGCTAGTATAACAGGGAATAGTCCAAATCAAGTATTGAATTTAGTATTACCAAAGGGAGATAAGGGAGATACAGGCGAGCAAGGACTACAAGGAGAAACAGGAGAGATGGGACCAAAAGGCGAGCAAGGTATTCAAGGACCACAAGGAGAGCAAGGCATACAAGGACCTAAAGGAGATAAAGGAGACAAGGGAGACAAAGGTGAACAAGGACCACAAGGAGTAGCAGGAACAAATGGGCAGGATGGCTACACACCTGTAAGAGGAACAGACTATTGGACAAATCAAGATATAGCAGTAATAGAACAATATTGTGCTAATTATATAGATACAAATATTAATCAAGCGATTGGAGGTAGTTATTAATGACATTAATTCAATTATTTACTAATATAGCAAATGCTATAAGAGCTAAAACAGGTTCAAGTGAAACAATAAAAGCAGAAAACTTTCCAACAGAAATTGCAGATATAACAACAGGACATCTTGACAATACAGAATACCAAGAAGCAAATGATGATTTAGATAACATACTAGAAAATACAGAAGTACCAAGTGGAACTTTAAACATAACAAAAAATGGAGAATATGATGTTACAAATTATACAGAGGCAAATGTAAATATAGTAAGTGAAAATAATGCGAAAATTGATTTAACAAATGTAACAAGCACTTCATCACATCCTGTTTATAGCTATATTACTTCAATAGACCAAATTGACACAAGTAATTTTGTAAATATGGATGGAGCTTTTCAATTTTTCCATAGATTAAATAATTTACCTCTCTTGAATACAAGTAATGTAACAAGTATGTTTTGCACATTCGAGTCTTGCACAAGTTTTACATCTGTACCACAGTTGGACACAAGTAAGGTAACGAATATGAGGTTTACTTTTAGAGGATGTTCAAATCTTACTACATTGCCTTTATTAAGTACAGATAAAGTAGTAACAATGCAAGGAATGTTTACTAATTGTTACTCTTTATCAAATGAATCATTAAATAATATAATGCAAATGTGTATCAATACAGAAGAATATACAATGACAAAAACATTAAGATATATGGGAATATCAAGTACACAAGCAGAAACTTGTCAATCTTTAAGCAATTATCAAGCATTTTTAGATGCTGGATGGACTACTGGATATTAGGAGGTGTATAAATGGACGTTTTAAATACAAAAATAAAAAATATATTAACAGAGAAAACAAATAAAATAAGACCTGAAAATATAAAGAAAGATATAACTATATTAGGAATAACAGGAACTTATGAAGGACAAAAACCAAGTGGAGAAATAGAAATAATAGAGAATGGACAAGTAGATGTAAGTAATTATGCAAGTGCAAATGTAAATGTACCAATACCTACACCTAGCTTACAAAACAAATCAGTAACAATAACAGAAAATGGAACACAAACAATTACACCAGATAGTGGATATGATGGATTAAATGAAGTAGAAGTTACAACTAATGTAAGTGGAAGTATAGAGGGAGAATATGCATTATTAGATTTTACAGGATTCACGAACTTGAATTTTACCTATGGTATTAAAGAAATAAGCGATTTAGACCTGTCAACAATAACTAGTTGCAATAGTTCTTTTACAAGTTTTGGGAAATTACAAAAAGTTGGCAAATTAAAAAATTCATCAAAAGTTTCAAGTTCGGAAAGTATGTTTAAATACTGTAGTAAATTAGAAGATGTAGACTTTAGTGCTTTTAATACAAGTAATATTACAAATATGTCAAGTATGTTTCAAAGTTGTTCATCATTAGTTCGATTGGATTTAACAAACTTTGACACAAGAAAAGTAACGTATATGCAAAGAATGTTCCAAGGGTGCTCTAATCTTGAAACAATAACATTTGGTAATAATTTTTCATTAAATAGTTGTACTGGTGGACAAAGTTTATTAAATATGTTTGGAACTTGTGCTAAACTAACAAATGAAACTTTAAATGCAATTTTAGGAATACTTATAACATTTGGTGGTACATCAAACAAAACATTAAATTATATAGGATTAAAGTCAACTCAAGCAGCTACTTGTCAAACATTAAGCAATTGGAGTGCAGCAGAAGCAGCAGGTTGGACAACAGGATATTAATAGGAAAGGAAAAGAAAAA